TTAAATGTCGAATAAAGATGCTTGCTTAATAGGTTTTTCATAGTTACATACCATCCACTCCTCTTGTAATCTCCGGGATGTTTTGGAGGCACTAATAGTTCTTTCAATACTGTGGATAATCCAGTCGTAACGATCCGCAAATCGAGTAATCATATCTAATGGAAACATGGTAAGCATGAACTTTCCTTTTATATTAGAAAGTAAAGTCAATAAATCTTCCATATTCTTTTCATTAAAACTTCCTTCATAATGACCACAATCGGAGTTTATATAAGGTGGATCGACGAAGTGAAAAGCGTCCGGATTATCATAAGTTTCGATAACCTTTAGTGCATCCCGGTTCTCGATAGTAACGTGTTCCAGTCTCTGGCATAATTGATTTGTGAATTCGTCTTTTGCGTTATTTATCTTCTTAGGCATACCTCCGCCAAAATCATACCCGAAAGAGCCATCCAACTTACTCGCAAATCCCATCTTACATAATGCCCATACTGCCCATGCCCTTTTTGCCGGGGAGAAAAATTGAGGGTACTGTAATATATGAGCGGCGTGTGCATGCATATCACGGCTATGAAGCGTACACTCTATTTCTTCTTTTAACTCTAAATAATACATTTGTGTTATCCAGTAGAAGTTAGTTAGATCACCATTCAGATCGTTTATTATTTCGGCTTCTACCTGCCTTTTTGCAAATAGGACAGCCGCACCACCACAAAAAGCCTCTGTATAAAGACTATGCTTCGGAATCAATGGTATTATATGTTTTAACATCGTTTGTTTACCACCATAGTAAGTTATTGGAGTCTTCATTTTATGTTGTTTTTAATTGTTATCTTTGTGGTCTCACCACATACGAAAACGCGCTACACTGCGACAAAAGGCTTTAGCCCCCGGTCGTGCGGTGTAGCGCGTTTATTGTAAGTATGTGGTGAGATACTACTTACGAGCCGGGGGCTTTCTTTTATCCCCCGGTTATGATTATACTATGCTCTTAATGATAAGAGCTGCAATAGCAGCGGCGATGCCTCCCATTTCGATCCAAAATAGTTTGTTTCCCCAAATTAGGGAGATAATTACAGCGGAAGCCAAACATCCTAATGAGAGCCACCAATATCCCGGTTCAAATATTACCCAAAGTTGACTTAGGATAAAGCAAGCGACAGCGGCCGTATAATGAACCTTTTCTGTCATCTTATTTTCAAATTCAGCGGCTACACCGACAATAGCGAGTGGGGCCACGGCAAAGAAGGCAAGAGGTTGTAAATTTTCCCGGGTAGCGTCTAAGAACGCCGGAACCAACAAAAAAATTAAACCAAGGCATAGCGCCCAAAACATCCAGCCTTTTCCTTTCCATCCTCCTAAAAGGTTGAATGTATCACTTAAAGACTTTGGAACGCCAAAGGTTCCGATTGTATATGCAAGATAGAGGCATAGAGTAAATACCGCGATTATCGGTAAAATCAATGTTGTCATAATGATGTTGAATTTAGAATTTGTTCATAAGGCCAAAAGGAAAAGTTTTCTTTAGCCGCCCAACCTTCATTTATGACCTGTTGGATATAAGAAACGGAGCTCAAATAGAAGTCAGAGAATGTTTCCATATCAACAAAGTCAAAGTATTCGGGTTTATCGTCTGTTCCGAATTTGAACCGCACGGGTAATGTTGCTCCATTTGTTTGAACTGCAAGATTATAAGCTGCCATATAGTTGAATTGGTTTTCACTCGAAAGCCATACAGAGTAATCTTTCCATATAAAGCCATTCAATATTTTGCTGTCAACAATAGCATTGTAATAGTCATTAACTATTTTGTTCATTTCTTTTTCAGTAGGTTTATGGTAGAATATTTTCTCTGCCCATACAGCTATATCCGTATCAATTTCCCTTCCTGATTCTTCACAGTATTTTTTCACCTCCTTGTAATCCCAGCGAATAATATAAATATTATCCTTTTTACTAATCACTTCCAACAGTTTATATTCTGTTTTCAATCCATTTGTACGTATCATATACTATTATTTTTTTATATTATAAAGGAGAAAACGGCCTCACAGTGTAGGTTGAGGATGTTTTCCCATAACGTCCCCAGGCCTCGTAATCATGGCGTATACACCAAGCAGTATTGAGATCACCTTGAGTCGAACTCCAGTAAAAAGAAGTATATATGTCCTCTCCACCTATCAACCTCATACAGATATTTATTTCTGCTTTATTGTTGTATACCTCTTGCCATTCTCCACATGCGCCTAAATAGCCATTTTTACCATGAGGAAATATAAATTGCTTACAAGCATTTGCTGCTGCTTTCACTCCAAGTTGAGCAATAATGCCTTCAGTATTACTGATGCCGGCATAATCCTGTATTGCTACAGCCTTATCCGTTGTTGTTGTTATATTATCTAATAAAACACCAGAGCCTGTTGCCCATGCCATATCTCCTAAATTAGATTTAGAAATAACAAACTCACAATTATTAGACATTACAGCTACACCTACAGCTTTTGCATTATCACTGGTATTCCAATCTGCACGGTTTATTAAATTTCCATCTATATCTAAAATGAACATTCCCCGCTTACGCTCACGATAAGTCATTAAAATTTCTCTATTAGCCTGATTTGCCGTAAATGACTGTGGCTCGGGAGTGTTAAAACCTGCCTTATCATCAACCGACACAGAATATTCAACGCCAAATGGCATTTTTACTCGAATAGGTATGTTCCAATAGGTATACTCTATTTCATTGATTGTGACTTTTTGCCCCTCTACACCAATCTCATTATCCGTATCCACCATTACGACAACAAATTCAGTCCAATAATCAAATGAAATCCTATCTATTAATCCTGACACTGTTTTTGTAACAGGTAATACTTCTGTATATCCTTCGATCTGACCGGGAGTAATTGTTATCTCTGTTCCCGTCGGTATTTTTACTATTATCACCTCATTTTGATAGGGTATAACTTTATTGACTGACCCAGACAGGGATATTTGCAGTCCATTCAAATCATTTTTATCTGTCTGGTTACTACCCACATCAATAGTCAAGATTGTTGTATTGTATAGTCCTATTATTTCCCTCAAGTTACCGGCCTGTGCAATAAATTCAACATCATCAGGTGTAGTGTAGCCTTCTATTTGAGGAAACTGTACTCGGTATGTCATAAATTTTGGAATTTCAACAGAAAGAATATGCCTTTCCCATGTTAGAGGTACATCAACACTCCCATAAAGTACGTGAATGACTGCACCATTTAAACTATTATCCAACTGTGCCTGATTACTTGTTAAAATAATATTTACAGTTTCTGTTAGTTGTAAACTTCCACCACCGCTGGATTTATTCCATAACGCTTCACCCGGAGTATTGTCGAAGCATTTCCAAAACTCAATACTATTCTCTTTTTTTACCCACACTTCTCCGCCAATGTGAAATTTTTGTATAGAGTCATCATTCTTTCCGGGTTCATGATCCAAATACCGAGGCATTTTCTCCTCTAAAACAGTAATTGCTGATGCGACAGTACGTCCATCAGGGTAGTTTTCTATACCCGCTAATTTTGAGAATATGCGGGTTGTTATAAACCGATGATCTTCATCTTGAATTATATCAAGGTAGTGGCTCCTAATATTTTCGCTCAAAATAAGGAATGGAGTATTTTCCGGCTTAACACGAAGTAAATCCGCTTCATACGCATAAGCTATCGGTCTTATACTTGCATCCGCATACTCGCGTGTGATAATTGTGTGTTTGAGTACCAAGTATACCGGCAGTACATCAATATCCGTTGCGCCAAGGAATGGGCAAACTTTATAAGTGTCTTTCCCGTCAATATCTTTGCCTCTGAGACCTACTATGCCGGGTGCGATAATTCCGGTCTCGATATCAAGCTCACAGCCAGAGATAATCATATTTCCATATTGACCAAAAAAATTATCTATGACTTTCAGCCCCTCGGATTGCAATTCCAATAAATCCTCACCCGCCCATTTTCGGACACCAGGTAGTTGAACTTGTCGTTTCATATCAATTAATTATTATGTTATATTTTTTATCTGCAAGTTTATACTTTTCAATTTCTGCCCGGATCATTGCAATATTATACACTGCCGGAACTATAACCAAGAAATCAACCCCATCAAAAGAATGCCCCCCCTCACCGATTAATGGCACTTCCGCGAAAAGATTCTCATCCGATAATCCTATCAATAACCAGTGTGCCGGTTCCTGAATCAACCCGATACCGATATAGCCATCTTCGTATGATTTGATTATGATGCCATCGCCAAAAGTCTTTTTCAAATGACCTTCAAGGATGGCAAGCTGGCCATTGAGCATGATCTTATAGCGGTAATTACTCCGCCATGCAGAAAATGCAGAGAACACCGTCTGTAAATCTATAAGGGATGTCAGCCATGTGATCCGGTTTTTTGTCCGCCTGTGAGGTGCAAGGTATGTCCGGATCAATTCATTAAAACGTATTTGTATTTCCCGTGCCATATCACACTAAATCATTAATATTTATCAATTCCATATTATTATCCTCTTCCACGTAATTGAAATAACCGGCATAGAGGTCAGAGCGTACACCAACCGGGATAAAGTCTTCATCATGTGATCCTTTCCGGTCGAGAGTAACAAGTTTTACGGTAATAACCCCGGGAACACGCATTATTGCGTCAATAAACCCCTGAGAATAGATCATGCCACCAAACCACTGTTCTGTCCTGAATGTATCAAGCGATGCCATAATATTTTCTTCGAGTGTTGGGGTTGGCATGGCCGGATCATAATAAACCTTCACATCATAACGGACAATATCCGGCTCTGTACTGACTACTTCGGTTACTGAACCGGCAAATTTGATCGAGTCTATATAATTCTTAAAGTTAAGTAACTGAATATCCGATAATGGCACAATTGTACCCTCCTCGTTTTTCGTTGCAACCTTTATCAGAAGAGTACGATCAATCTCTTTAACAGAGGCGATCTTGACAACCTTTGCCCCCTGATCTTCCGTTTCATAATAAAGTTCGGCAGTAGTACGATTGAAAAGTAGTTCATGCCCATACTGAAAGCGATAACACATTTCCGAATACCAGGTTAGGGAACCGGGAACAACGGTATTTGCGACATCTTCCATCTCCTTTTTAAATAAATCAAGTATTACCTCAAATGCGTAAATAGCATAGGACACAGCATGTACCCATACTTTCCATTCAGCCGTCGCTGATGTTGACAGGTTGAGAGAAGTCATTAAATTACCTGTTATACTCTGCTTTATCTGTTCAATTGATCGTGCCATTTCTTTGATGTATATGTAGCGACTGTGCCGCCTATTTTCTTTACTGTATTTGGCTTTATCATCCGGCTTTCATCATTTATCAGAATATCCTGTCCGATAGCCAGTTTTATATCCGGGTAGAAATCTCCCGGAGTTATTCCCGCTTCAATCATTGCCGCGCTATCGTTACGGATCGACGGGTTAAGCGTCATTATCTCACCGATAGCTTCAGCCGTTCCATACCATGTCAGGGCGAAGTCCAGTATTATCTGGTTATCGACTGTCTTAACTGTTTTCATATTCCGCGTCAATTATTATGCTACCATCATTCGCCATGCCAACAGAACGAACTTTCTGTCCATCGGCGGCCAGTTCCATACGGATTGCACGCAGGTAATCCTGTGCGCCTGTATCCTGTATATAGAGAATTGAACCAACGCCGCGCTCAGGCGTATCCCGGATATCCCCTTTTGACGAAAGGATAATATCGCGTTGATGCTGTCCTGTGCTTTCCGTTACCTGTAAGTCCCCGGAAGAAAAGTCCAGGTCACAATCATTATCTTCATTTTGCTTATAGTCGATCATGATATCAGTGCTTTACTTTTTCATTTTCCATATTTTCAAGTTTAATCATCTGTCCGGCCATTGAGGCATTATAAGCCTGTGCCCCTAAAGCTCCATTAGCAGACAAAGCGGCAAGGATCGCGGAGAAAGCCCCCGGAAGTGCCGCATGCATGGCTTCAACAAATTTTTTCAGTGATTCAAGATTCTTATCCAGTTCCTTGATCTTAACCAATCCGCCCAGTTCACCCCCATTAAAAAGTATTTCATCCGCTTTGATCTCGGCTGTGGACTTATCATTTGACAGATTGATCGCGTCCGCTTTGATCTCCGCTTTTGATTTATCATTGAGAATAGAGATAACATCTTTGTCAAACAGGATACTGATATTGTCTCCTTTCTTTACCTCAATCTTATCCGGAACAAGCAGGAACTCCAAATCATCGGCCGTAAAAATGACCTTTTCGATCTCAGTGAACTGACAGACAAACGCCTCGTTACTTTTTCCGATCCGGGAGACTAATACGACAGACTCCATACGCGGAATAAAAGCAAGCCCCTGCAAATCTGCATTAACGAGCCCACGAAGCCGTACATCGAAGTAATCGACTGCATCATCCCGGCGAACCGTACATGTAAATTCCTCTTCGTTTACTTCTGTTACCACTCCCTGAAAGATCACATCATCCGATCCGGTAAGTTCACGTATAGCTGTTTTTATTTCATCATCAATCTGTCCCATATCATTTTTATGCTTTAATTCCAATTTCAACCATCCGGCGACCACCATTCTGCCCGAAGCGAGTCTCAACGCTTTCGACCATATAGGAACCTGAACGTTCGTTATAAACAGGATCATCGATCTCGGCAACCATACAAGGCTGAACATATGGCAGGAGGAAAGTTTCTATCCGGCCCCGGTATCCGTCATAACTATGTTTCTTCAGTTCGATATCCGCCAGCGTCTTTAACTCTACCGCGTCCTTCACATCATAGAAGTACAATGTCTTGTTTTCTCCGTCGTCTTCTCCTATCTCCGCTTCGATCTTTGTTCCATCCTTGTAGTAGCATATCGCTTTTACCTTCAACTTCACATCGGAGGCCAATTGATAGCGTAGGCCGTTATCCTTTATCACATTATAACGAAGGCGGTATTTAACCGTTTCGCCTGTAAAATCCGTTACCTGTCCGGCATAAAGTTTACCGTCCGGCCCAAAGAAGATATTAAGGCCATATTCCTTTTTCAAAAGCCCGAGTACCCAACTGCCCGGCTTATTGTTAACGATAAAGTTTTTTAATGTCAGGTCGGGCGCGTATCCTATTTTTACATCAGGTAAAATCTCATTTAAAAGAGATTTAAGTGATGTTTCTTTTTTCGAGAAAACACAGTTCACCGACCGGGTTTTGTAATATTCATCTTCACATTCGATTTCGAGCGGCACCGTGTAGTTAAGCCGCTTTACATAACCTTTGAACTCTTCAAACAGACGGTTATCATAACCGAGCATAATAGTAACAGGATCGCCCACTTTTATCTGACTGGCCGTCTCAATATGTGTAGGAGGCTCACCCGCTTGTTTTAGGACTGCGGTAACAGGAATTTTAATCAATGCAGTAGCGGCCAGGCTATACACACTCTTTTTAATCACCACATCATGGACTGATTTAAAAGAGGCACTTTCTATTTTTATTTCCGATGTAAGTATATACATAGCTTACTCTATTATAAGTTCAAAACTCTTATCGGTTACCAGCTTGATCGTATAGCGTTGGGATGTTTCTGTTCCTTTTTCCGCCGGGATGTCGATCGAGCGGATAACTACCTTATCATCTTCCACCATAAATATGTCGGTAAGCGCACACTTGAGCGTGACACTCTCATTCTTTTCATACAGTTCCGCCAGTTCTTGCAACCCTTCCTCCGGAAAGTCTTTATCCGTGTAAACCCCGGTAATGGTAATCTCATAATCTTCCAGAGAGATTAGTTCCTTTACCGATCCTTTCCGGCCCGTCATTGCCGTTTCTATGATCCGTTTCTTACCCTGAAAGCCTATACTGGCATTCGGTAGTTCCAAATCATTCACTATCACCGGCAGGAAATAAAACCGTCCGAGTGCATCCTTTTTACGAAGTTCGGCTCCGAGGTTTGCAGTCGTTTTCTGACTGGCTGCTTCACCATCATACTGGAACTCTTCCGTGTCTTTTACACGATTGAAGGACGGGATAAAAGCCCCCGGATAAGGAAAGCCTTTATACGACAGGGCAGAAAGTATATTATCGGGTGGTATGAATTTCCTTTTCATGTGAGCGACTCCTTTATTACTCGTTTAATCATATAGACAATCTCTTCCTCTCCCTTATCATCCGCATTAGCTATATGGATCGTGATATTATCGATCCTTATTTCCCGTGACTGGGAAGTCGTATTGTACTCCGCCATATTGGTCGTTTCCGAGATAACGGACGACACGGGTTCAGGCATTGCCACGGCTCTGCTTTCTGCCGGAAGGGATAACGCTAACGGAATAGCAATAGCGGCCGCAATCTTCCGTACATTGTGCATAATATCGGAGAGGATATTTTCTTTTTCCGGATTCACGTAATCGGTACCGGCTAATGACGGCGCGTTAGTTGCTGACTCAATCGCCGGTGGTATGGACGCCACACCGTCCACGGGAGTTTTATCCGGGCCAGCCATATTTATAACTGGCGCAGGGATCGACACTTTCGGACTCATCGTAGCCTTAATGGCTGTATATTCGGCCGTTTCGGAGAAATTCTGAGGCGTGTCGTTCAGTTTCAGGGTTGTTTTAGCCCCTTTCCCGGTTCCGTCTTTCCCTTTTCCCTTAGCCAGTTTCTTCATCAAACCGTCATAATCGACAGCGCCAGCTGTTTGAATGTCTCCTATGCCGTCCGGCACTTCAAAAGAGGGTTGTACTTTGTCCCGTGCATCTGTTTGTTTCGACTTTGCAAAACTTTCGCGGCCTTTTTCACGCCCCGTGTTCCACGCATCGGCATAATTGCCATTATTGAAAGTATTTACGGCAACGCCGACAGGAGTTGTCCCCGCTATTCCCTTGAGTACTGTTTTAGCCCCTTCTTTAGCCTCAGTAGCCGCTTGCTTAAAGTCACCCTTAACAAGCGATATTAACGCCCTTCCAACGGCTCCGATACCGGAGATAATTTGTTGAAAAGGTGATATAATAGAATTGAAAAGGGACTTACCGAATTCTTTTATTACCTGCCATGCGCCCAATACGCCCTCACGGAACCATTCGAATTTATTCCACATGATCATAACAGCCGCACCGACAGCCGCCATTCCGGCAACAATCCAAACAATAGGACATCCAAACAAAGCCGTATTTAACATCCATTGGGCAGCGGCGGCAACCTTTGTAGAGGCGGCAACCGCATAGTTTAATACATTACGTGCTCCATCTACAATCAACCCGGCATTTTGAACGGCATAATAAGTTCCAAAGGCTAAAGCGGCACCGGTTATGGCACCTGTTAAAGCCAGTAAAAGGATATTACCCTCTTTCATCTTATTAACCCACCAACCAAAACCTTCAGTAATTTTATCAAGTCCGAGACTAACTATCCCCAAAACTTTACCCATCAAGTCCAATCCCACATTAATAACCGGCAGGATATATCCGCCAAGTTCAAGACCTATGTTTTTTATTTGCGCCCAGTTCTCTCCGGTCTTCATCATGGAATTTTGAGAGAACTTTAATGCCCGGTCGGACTCACCATCGGAAAGCTTAACCTCTCCCATACTTTCCCGAAGCTTCGTGGTATCGGACATAAGGACAGCAAAGGCGTTCTTACTTTCTTTATTGACCAGCCCAAAGCCTTCCAGTATGGAAGATCGTTGTTCATCATTGAAGTTACCAAGTAATGAAGACAGATCAGAGAATATATCCACAAGGCTACGGATCGAACCATCTTCATCGAAGACTTTCACTCCGGCTTTTGCCATCCGGCCACGTATTTCACCACGGGAAAGGGCGGTAAAGGTGTTTTCAAGTAGTACGGTTGCTTTATCTGCGGATTGTCCTTTCCCTGTCAAGTAGGCAAAGGCACCGGCTACTTCCTTATAATCAACCCCGAGGTTACTACCTCCGGCGATAAGGGTAGGCATATATTTGGCAAAGTCCGTAAACTCCCCGGCTCCGACTCTCTTACTTGTCAGGAATGTATCCAATACTTCCATAGCGGAAGCATTTTCTTTACCTACGATAGACATTGTCTGCGCTAAGGCACTCGAAACGGTATTAAGGTCAGTAAACCCGGCTTTGGAGCCCTTTAATGACGCGTCGAGAATCTCCATAGATAAATCCACATCATTAATCTGGCTGTTAATGGATTCAAAGCCAACAGGTGTAAGGGCTATATCAACCTTATTTTTATCGGCTACGGCTTTCATCTTTTTGAGCATGTCATCATACTCTACTCCTTCAAGCTGCGCCGTTATGTTAACCTTCGCCATTGACTCGTCAAATGACATAGCTTGCTTTCCGACTGTCCCGATAGCCGCACCAATCGCAACCAGTGGGTTGCTTATAAGATTGGATCCGGGGATAGCGGCGAATGCTTCCGAAGCCCATTTTTTGAACTTCCCGCCATTGAGCGACTCCAGTTGCTGTACCTCTTTGTTTAGGGCTTTGATCTCTTTGTTATAGGCCCGGATTCCTTCTATATTATTAGCCGGGATCCAGTCGCGTTCACGCTGGAGAAGGTCTATCTTTTCTTTGAGCGCACCCATCGAGCGGCCCGTATCATCCATAATGGCCTTAACACCTCCTTGTTTCTCTTTTAGTTCAGAGAATTTACCAATCATTTTGTCGGAAGATGCGGAAATATTTCCTATCTTCGCTGACATACGATCCTGAAGGGAGAATATGTATTCTAATTTATTGGCCATGCTTGCGACGATTCTTATTACATATTTTATTATTGGGGCTATTTACTGGCTGATTCAGGGGTCGATCCGTTTACCAAAAGCGATCGCCCTGTTAATCATGTTGCCGGTATTGCCCTTTGTCCTTTTATGGGGTATGGTTCGTTCCCTGCCGGACTACTTAAAAAAAGATGGGAAATACTACCGGTACCGCTGGGCGGTTTACTTTACTTTCTTTTCCCTTGTTTTGCTGATAGTAGCTTTGATTTTACCCGCAGATTATCCAGCCTGACATACTCGGCCATACGTACCTGATGCATCCATAAACCATCATCCATTATATCCGGGTCACGGTGGAGAACCGAGCGGATCAGTGCATCACCAATATGGATAAACCCTTTCCGCCCGGCTATTTCGGTTCCCCTTAGACCTCCTTTAATTCAGCCTCTTTGATATCGATCAGGTCGGGAAGCTTTGCCGATACGCCTAAGAACAGCGAGTCGTTGGTTTGAATTTCTTCGTCTCCGGCCAGCCAACAGTTTTTCAGTATCGCTTCGTTGTATTTGATCCCGTCATTTCCGGCCATTGCCGCTACCATTGCAAGGATACGGCGGTCTGGTGTTCGAAGATATGCTTCTTTACCGTCCACTTCAACCTTATAGACTTTACCGTACTTTTTTTTCCAATCTTCAATCTGTGTTTTTGATACTATCTTTTTTTCCATTTTAAAAGGAATTTATGAAGGCCGCCCATAAACCGGGCGGCCTTCCGGATTATTTATAATTTATTGTACTCAACACCAAGTGCGAGGAAAGGAAGTGCTACTTCCTGATAGAGGTCATCTACTTTAATATCATAGCTGGCCTCTGAGATCGAAATGTTTTTTATTACATCCGTTGTGATCACCCCACCTTCTGGAGCGTAGGAAACGACCGCGTCAAACTCGATATCACACAGGCTGTCATGACCTTTAGCTTTAGCTGCATAATGAAGCTGTATAACTTCGGACTGAAGTAAGGTAAGGGTTCCTTCATACCCTATTTTACCCTTTTGGATCGAACGGGGATACTTCCCTGCGGCATAAAGGGCTTCCTGTTGTACGGTTGTCTTATAGGCAACGGCACGGATACCGGCAACAGGTTTACCCATCATAACAAGTACGAGATCGACCCACGCGTATTCTTTAGAATTAAAATTATCCATTTATTTTAGCTGTTTTGAGGGTTAGAGAAAGAGAGGTTTACCTTAATCTCACGAAGGAGCCCCTGAGGTACGATCTTACAATCGACATCCATTACACCGGTAGCCAGTATATCCTGATCCGGGTTTACATAAGCATCAAAGCTGCTTATCTCATCGGCCATCTGTGCGCTGATCGCACGGGTAATCATCTGCTGGTATGATTTACAGAAAGCATCCGGTATTTTCCCGTTGCTATCGACCTGGACATTATCCATAATGCTACCGATATAGGTAGAGTAAGCGATAATCGTAGCTTTGTCAATTACACGTCCGAGATAGAGGTTACTGTAATCATCAGAGATGGGAGCGCACATCGGATCATCATTAAAGAAATATCCGTTCAGGGTTGGGAAAGTCCGGTAAATGATATACCCGGCTTCATCGAGTGCGGCCCAATCGGCATAATGTTCTTCCGGTGTTTTGCCGTCCATCATATATCCTGGCAATGCGATCGCACCATCCGCGACACGTCCGATATTGCGGTGTACCGGTATGGATGCGGCACGTCCGAGAGCCTGACCGATCGCGGCCGAGGCTTTACCTCCGATCAGTTCATCGGCGGCCATAACCATAGCTACACGGTTAGAAGAAGCACCGCGCGGTTTAAAGAGGTTCTCAGTCGATCCGTTCCAGTTCATTGCCGGAATCAATACACGGATAGGACGCACCTGGCTGGCGTATGTTTCAGCTATACTTTGAACAGCAGCCACGGCGGCTATCGCCACATTACTGATCCCTTCGGTAACCTCCGCGTTTGTTTCCCCGGGATGGTTAACCCCGACAAGCCGGATACGTCCCGCGCCGCCATCAATTAGCTTGCGTAGAGGACTACCGTCCGTTACGGCACACATCTCGGCAAGGGATTTAGCACTTTCGGTTACTACAAGGTGAAGTTCCGCACCGTCACCGGCTGCCGTATAGAAGGCAACAATATCCTTATAAGCATGCGGGTTGTTTTCTTTTGTGATCCCTAAACCTGTGAGATCACGAACGGCCCCCAGCTTATAGTGTTTGTTCAGTACCAACTTATCGGCTACTGCACTCCCTGTCAATAGTAACCCCGCCACACCATCATCCGTAAGCTGGACCCGTCCGAGGTTTCCATTGCCGAGAATTATTCTTACATCTGGTAAACTCATTTTAAATTCATTTTTTTATTATTTAATACGGCCTTTTATCAGTTGGTAGGCTTTAGGAGCCAAAAAGGCCAAAACGATAAGGGAAAGTAATTTTCCGAGTCTTATCCAAAACCCCTCCCACCATGTTGTTTTATATACTATCGGCCCGGGGACATCCCTCGGAATATATATAAGGGAATCTTTCCCCGGGATATAGATAGTATCATGAACAAAAGTTATCTTATAGTCAAGCTGACCGTTCTCAAAGGAGAGGTCGCTATTTCCGCCTTTACTCTTTAAATCATGATAGGCCCGCATGATTACCTGATTACTTGAATCACACTCAAAGTATGCCTTTAGTAGAGCAGAGTCAGGTGAAAGATATACCGGGACGAGCCGTTCAACCGCCGTGTTATCCGGGAGAATCCCGGCCCCGTATCCCGCCCTTTCCTTCTGAGTGCCGCAACTCCAAAGCGACAGGGCAATTGTCAGAATAAGCGCAATTTTTAATTTTGTCAAGTGCCTTACGGAACCGGCTAAGCTCTGTCTTAACCTGTTTGAGTTCTGTCTTAACTTCTTTAAGTTCGTTCCTAACATTATCAAGTTCTGTTCTTAATGGTTGGACTATCTGTTCCATTAAAATGTCCAACCCTGATTTCACGTTTGCAAGTTCATCACGACTGACTTCAGCCTTTAGTTTCTTGATTTCCTCCGCGTATTTTTTTCTGAGGAAGACAGATGTTAGCAACGAGCCGAGCGGTGCCGATACAATGGCAATGACCGCAAGAATGATCTCAGTGATGGACATTTCTTCTTATTTATTTAAGTAATTCCCATCCGGCCACGACATCCGACATAACAGCCGGAACGCCATTCTCAACCGCCGATATTGCAGCGGCAAAAGCACACATGGTATGTTTATCGTTCACGTTTGGCACTGTATCGCGCCCTGTCATCATATCACGGCACACACGGGCGATATAATTTTCCGTATGGTTGTTATCTTCCGGTGGTGCCCAGCGGCGGATAAAGTCCGCGATTGTCCGGCAGTTATGATCCCGGCGGTAATTTTGGAGCAGCTTGATAAGGGCGCGGTAGCCATAAGCCATAGAGGTAAATTCCTCAAATGCTTTGTCCTTCTTATCCTTATCAGCTACTTTCCCCTGCCATCCTGTTTTCTTCATATAGCGGATATTACCGGGATTGTTGTTTCTTAGTCCTCTACTCATATCAGTTTGCCTGTGTCAGGTTAATAATAACTGCTTTTGTAGCATCCTCTATAAGGGTTAGAGTGATTGAACCGGTTCTTGGAGCCTCAGCACCGTTATTGCTTTTTGCGCTAATAATAAGTACATCACCTTCCGAACGGGTTACTGTAAAACCTTCAGGTACTTCACCAATAATAAACTTGCTTGTTGCTGTTACTATAACTTGTCTTTCGGCTCCTGTTTTAGGGAATGAAAGGTTTACAGAATCAACTTTAATAGACGGAACATATTTTGCGCTCACAATAGCCGCGATTGCTTCCTGTTTCTTTGGTAATACAATGAAGTAATGACGGAAGTTCATCAGGTTCTCCTGAGTGGTCGGACTTGTTTTTGCTTCCTGGAAGTACATCTTTGTTGAACCGGTAGCTTTAAACATACGCTTTGTATAGAATGCTACTGAAGCCTGATATTCTCCTTCAACAGGAGCTTTGCCAAAGTCTTTTTTCTTACTGGCAGTAGTAAAGTAAGGACAGGATACATATTCATATATCTCGAATCCATACATATTTGCAATCTTACCTGTTGTATAGTTGTAATACTGTTCTGCAAACTTCTGATCCTGTGCCAAGAGGTCATTAACATGATCTGAGCAGAGAACTAACCGGCGGCCTTCTGTTGGCACTTCCATCTTATCGAACTTATCTTTCAGGCGGATAATATCCTGGCGGGTTAACCTTCTTCTACCATCAACGTTTTCACCCGTTGTTTCGAGAACCGGGGTTTTATCTTTGTTCTCTTGTGGTGCCATTGCATGAATAGCTTTCTTAAACTTGTTTTCCAGTATTGAATCCCCATGACGTTCTTTTACTGAAGCCATTTTTTCATAAGAAATTGCATACAGTTCGTCGTCAGTTATACGGGTAGCTTTTGTTTGGAATTTATCTAAGGATATAGCAATGTCTGCATCCGGCAGATTCTGAATAGGAATAGGATAAGTTGTATTATTAACTAATACGTCAGGATCGGCACCGACATCCACTAAATGGATTACATCATTTTCCGCTTTATCGGAATAATCCGGGATTCCATCAAGCCATGTAGCCACTGTTCCGGCGCGTAGCTTTTTAACCAGTTCGCCTGTCCATACTTCCTGATAAACACCTGCCAATGCTACACCTACGGGTAGTCCACCGGAAAACAATAACGATCCGCCGACGGCAATACCGGCTCCGGCCGCCGGAGCAATTCCCAGCATAAAGGCCATAACGATGCCCATAACGACGTTAAACATCAGGGCTGAAAGAGATTTAAAAAAAATTCTCATTTTATTTATTAATTAAAGTGTTAATACTTCGGGCAGTCAATGCCATATTCCGCTTTGTACAGGCGCATATAAGCGGGTTTGTCGCTTTCTCTTAACTCCGCCAGTTTATCGCCCGGCACATCGGACAGTTTCTTCCAGTCGCCGGACAGTTGCATGTTTCCGCCTGCACCCGCGCCTGACGTCTGATTGATGATGTCGGTCGGTTTAACCGCCGCAGACATTGAGTCGAGTGTCAGCTTAAGGCTTTCCACTCCGACCTTTTTACCCAGTTCGATAAAGTGGGCTTCTTTTTCTGCCGGGAACTTTCCGGCTGTTTTTGCTTCGCCGACCATCTGTGTGATGGCTGATAGCTGCATCTGTTCCTTCTCCTGCCGAAGTGTTTCATTTGCCGTCTTGTAGCCAAGCAGAACATTAATTGCATTCAGGATGTCCTGTTCGGATGCTGCTTCCGGCAAGCCCAGTTTAAGGGCGATCGCTTTAAAATCCATTTCTAATTCATTTTTAGTTTGTGATTCAATATTCAGTAGCGGCAGATCGGCGTTGTCAACGCCTGCCGCAAGCTTTAATTCTTTCCCCTCGTGGGTGAGTACAATGGCATCATCATTGCCGCCGATGTCCACTATACTCACCTCTACCAATTTGCTCTCCGTAACCGTTGGGCGGCATTGTCCCGGAAGCAGGTCATCTACATTATCGCTCAGTTTAATTATATCGAAGTTCGCGGATACCATTTGCAGTGAACCGGCATCCCATTGTTGTTTGCGGAGTTTAGATTCGTCGGTTACTTCATCGAACCACGGCTCCCCGGTGATATCATCACCATCAACACGTATATCCCGCATCTGTCCGATTACTTCACCCCGGCGGTGCATATACAGTAGCACGGGATTACGCTGGTACTGTTCGAGGCTTACACCTGACGTTAGAACCCGTGTCCCGTAGCAGTTGATTGAACTATTACTTATGCGTACTCTTTTAGCCATATTTTGCTATTGTTTTGATGCAAACTTAGGGGCCTATAAAACGCCAAACAAAAAACTATGTAACGTTTACCAGCTTGTATGAAAGCATTTTATAAATGTTTGTAAGGCTTTCGTCCTTAATTGCGGGATAGGCTATAAGACTTCAATTTTGTCCTAAAACAGCACTTTTTATGGCAAAAAAAACAACCCGGAAAGAACTGGAAGAACGTAAGGAACTTGCACGGTTTTACTACATGCGTGGTGATACCCAAACCGATATTGCAGAAAAATTAGGCGTTAGCCGGGTAACGGTAGGCGGATGGGTTAAAGATGGCGGTTGGGATATTAAGCGCATGGCTAAGTCCATAACTAAAAAAGAGCTTATCACACAGATGATGGTCAATGCCAGTGAAAAACTGGAACGAAAGGAGATGTCTTATGATGAAATGTCAAAGTTGGCCGCAACGATTGAAAAGCTGGATAAAAAGACAAACATAGTAACGGTCATAGACGTGTTTTCTTTTTACAGTAACTGGATGATCGAGCGTTCCGGAATTGATAAGGAACTCACCCCGGATATACTTAAAACCATAAACCGCTTTCAGGATATTTTTATTAACGAACTCCTGAAGGGGACAAAACTCGATTTTTAACAATGGCGGTACAGGGGCAAAAAGAAGCATTAGCGCGTTGGAAGGAAATCTGCGAGAATATCCAACAAATGACTACGGTCAATGTTGCCGAGTCGGAGGCCGCTCGATTGTCACGGATCGAACGTGCACGTAATGATTATGCCTTTTTTGTCGAATATTATTTTCCGCACTACTGTACGGATCAGGATACAGGAAAGGTCATACCGTCCGGAACCTTCCATAAAAGGGCTGCAAATAAAATAAAGAAGTGCCGGAACCTGAAGGCCCTCTTTAAGTGGGCACGAGCTCATGCCAAGTCTACGCACATGGACATTATGACCCCACTGTGGTTGAAGTGTCAAAAGGTAAGTGAACTCAGTGTCATGGTACTGGTCGGGAAGTCGGAAGAAAGTGCGAAGGCTCTTCTTGGAGACTTACAGGCCGAACTGCAATTCAACAAACGCTATATCCATGACTTTGGCGAACAATACAATCAGGGTAGTTGGGAAGACGGGAAATTCGTAACCCTTGACGGTTGCGCCTTTTTCGCCCGTGGCCGGGGACAGTCTCCCCGCGGACTTCGCTATAAAAACAAACGTCCGGATTATATCGTAATAGATGACCTGGATGATGACGAACTTTGTAAGAATCCAAAACGCGTACGCCACTTACTCCAATGGGTAAAAGAAGCCCTATATGGAACATTCGGCGGTAAAGGCGGCCGTTTTATCATGGTCGGTAATAAGATCAGCAAATGCAGCGTACTGGCCGGATTCGAGAAGTCCAAAGGCGTTTATGTCAGTGAGGTTAATATACTGGATAAAGACGGTAATCCGTCATGGCCGGAATATTGGACATTAGAGCGCATTGCGGATATGCGCGAGTTTATGGGCTATCGTGCCTTTGAAAAGGAGTACATGAATAACCCCATCACGGAAGGAACAGTCTTTCGTTACGACTGGATACGGTACAAAAAACTGCCCCGCCTTCAAGACTACGATGCGATCATTGCCTATTGCGACCCTTCATGGAAGAGCACAGGCAAAAACGACTACAAAGCGATCAAAGTATGGGGCCGTCCAAAAGCCGGGCTTAAAGATCACTCCCACCGGGAACTCCATTGTATCCGCGCTTTCGTCCGGCAATGTTCCGTTGCCGAAATGGTACGCTGGTGGTATGACTTTCACGAAAGCCTCCCGGAAGATGTTGTATGCTATTACTACATGGAGGCAAACTTCATGCAGGATAACATTCTGGATGAGTTCAGCCGGGAGGGTGATCTTCGGGGATATCAACTACCGATCAGCCCGGATAAAAGAAAAAAACCGGATAAGTTCCAGCGTATAGAAGCGATCAGCCCGTTGTGGGAACGTGGCTTTACATTCTACAATGAAAAGCTGAAAGAAGACCCGGACATGATGACCGGCATAGAGCAAACCCTTGCTTTCGAGAAAGGCTCTACCGTACACGATGACGGCCCCGATGCTGACGAAGGAGCCATCGAAAAACTCCAAAAACAGGTAAGAGAGGAATTATTCACCCCGACGTTTGGCCGCCGCCAAGTGTCCAGTAAAAATACATGGTAATATGATTACAATTCTAATTGACTACATCCAAGCGTGGTATAAAGCCCGGAGTATTAAAAAGGCGATCAGGCTGGCAGATCAAGCCGCACGGCTGACAGGCCGCAAGCATTTAGTATTAATGGTAAAAGGGAAGCCTAAGGTATATGCAAAACGTGACCTCTCTACAATGATCCGCAAACGGTCATTCAAAAAACGTACACGCATTCAGGACTTGGAGCGTAAAGCCCTTTTCATAACACGGTAAACTATGTTTCTAACAGAAGAAGATTATATAACAACTTCCGATGCCGCACTGGCCATATTGCAACAAAGCAAACCCGGGAATAGGGAAAAGGCAGAGAAAAGTGCGATTGACGAGATCAGCGGTTATCTCCGGGAGCGGTATGATATTAAAAAAATATTTACCGCTACCGGAGATGCCCGTAGTGAGATGATCGTAATGCGCACTACCGATATTTCCCTGTATCATCTTGTTTCATGGCTCCCGCAGAAAATGGGCTATGAGATACGGAAAGAACGTTACGAACGGGCTATAAAGTGGCTATCCGATGTTCAAACGGGGAAGATCATGCCGGGACTTCCGACACTGACCGGCCCCGATGGAGAAGAAGACGCCGGTAATCCGATCCGGTTCGGTGCCGGAATAAAAAACAATTATGATTGGTAATTATGGGACGGAATCGCAAATATAAACAAACACCTACCGACCTTACGATCGGTAATTTCAATCTGGCCAAAGAGGCGGATAAGGTACGCCTCAAGTCTATGATGGTCGAACTGGTTAACCAGTCACAGTCACTCACAAAAAAGGATTTACAGACATGGCGGACAGCGCATCAAATGGCTCTGAATGTAGAGAATCCACGGCGCGGCCCACTCTACGATGTATATTCAGATGTTGATATTGACCTCCACGTAACCGGATGTATCGGCCAGCGAAAAGGCTTTGTTAAGCGCAAAAGTTTTAAGATTGTAGATCGGGCCGGGAAAGAGAATAAAGAGGCAACCGAAATTTTTGAATCTAAATGGTTTAAAGATTTTATGTCTAATGCTTTGGATAGTCGTTACTGGGGACATTCTTTAATCCAACTGGGCGATGTGGTTTCCGTTGATGGAAAAATGGGGTATTCGCACACATTACTTGTACCGCGTAAACATGTGATCCCGGAGTATGGTGTTATTATCCGTGAACAGGGTGATGAATGGAAACAAGGATATGATTACCGGACAGGCCCTTTGTCTGAGTGGGTAATCGAAGCCGGAGGTACACATGATTTGGGATTATTCCTAAAGGCGGCCGTACAAACCATACCTAAAAAGAACATGATGTCCTTTTGGGATATGTTTGGCGAAATGTTCGGTATGCCGATCCGTATCGGAAAGACAACTACACGCAATGCCCAGGAGCGAAGTAAAATAGAATCAATGCTCTCCGAAATGGGGGCGGCGGCATGGGGATTGTTTCCGGAAGGTACCGAGATCGATATAAAAGAAAGCAGCAAAGGGGATGCCTTTAATGTTTATGACCGTCGCATTGAGCGCGGTAACTCTGAACTATCCAAAGGCCTGCTTAATCAGACTATGACCATTGACAACGGTAGTAGCCTGTCACAATCTCAGGTTCACCTGAAGGTGTTTGAGAACGTTATCGATGATGACGCCGATTTTGTCCGTGACCTGACCAACGACAGTTTGATTCCCCGAATGATCCGTCAGGGTTTTCGGCTTAAAGGCTTGCGTCTTGATTGGGATGAATCCATCGACTATACACCTGAACAACAAGTTGCTTATGAAACGATGATTGCCGACCGCTTTGAAGTCGATCCGAAATATTTCATTGAAAAATACAATGTTCCGATCATTGGTGCCAAAAAGGTACAACTGGTAAAGAATAAACCTTTTTTCGACTAAGCCCCTCTGAGTATGAGGGGCTGCATGAAAGGGCGCGGCTCATGTATGGAGACCGGAACCTGTTGTTATCCGGCGACTATCCTGATATATCGGCTATAGAGAAAGCTTTTAACGAAGCCGTCAGCTTTATACACCATGAAGGACAGTTCCTTCCGGGAATGCTTTCGGGGAAAGCAATTAATAAGTTAATCAAAAAAATAACCTCATATCTCACTTCAGGGATCAGCGGTATTATCGAAAATGAGGATTTATCCGAATCACTCCGCGAAGGATTAAAAAGTAGCGTAGGCGTGTTCTCCGGCTTTAAAACCTTCCACGAAATGAATGAAGCCGCCGGGTTTTTATTCGATGAGAAAGGGGATTTAAAACCTTTTGAGACTTTCTTTAAAGATGTTCAAAAGATAAATGAGGATTACAACAAGTATTACCTTCAGGCGGAGTATGACTTTGCGGTAGCCTCTGCCGATATGGCGGAACTTTGGGAAGAGCAAAGCGTAGATTCTAATGGGCGTTATTTACTCCAGTACCGGACAGCCGGCGATGATAAGGTTCGCCCGGAGCATGCGGCTCTCAACCGGATCACACTTCCGGCGGATGATGCTTTTTGGGACAGTTATTATCCGCCTAATGGCTGGCGGTGTCGTTGTACGGTTCACCGTGTACTGGCACGGGAATATGTCCGACATGATTCTGATGTTGCACTAAAAGCGGGAGAAAAGGCTATAAAAGGAAAACACGCCACAATGTTTAAGTTCAACCCCGGGAAAAACAAAGAAGCTTTCCCGGCTTACAACACTTACACCATATCAAAGTGTGCAAAATGTAACGGGAAAAGAAACGATAGCGACCTGTGTAAAGCATGTCATATCATTAATAAAAAGAAGTGATCCATGAATCAAAATTTTAAAAAGCAGGTAATAGAGCGTTCTCTTTCGGATATTCAGGTAAAGCTGGATGATGAGTTTCAAGAGAATTTTGAGCGTAAAGCTTTTTTTACAAAGGAATGGCCGGAGCGTAAATATGATGACGAGAAAGGATCGCTCCTGATCAGAAGTGGAGCCCTTCGCCGGAGTCTACGGTCACGACGCCGTGGATCCGGGCTTTCCTATACATCTAATAAACCATACGCAGGCGTCCATAATGAAGGCGGAGAAATAAAGGTATCCAAACGGATGAAAAAATATTTCTGGGCGAAGCATTATGAAACTTCCGGGAAGATATCACGAAAGAAAGACGGGGCTAAACGGGGAACTAAGTCAAATACTGTACTTAGTGATACGGCGGAGTTCTACAAAAACATGGCTCTTAAAAAGGAAGGCTCTACGATAAAAATGCCGGAACGGCGGTTTGTCGGTTTTAGTCCTGAGACGGATAAGATCGTAAAAGATGTAGTCAACCATAATGTAAAAGAGTATTTTGATAATATAATACCTCCGGTAAAATGAGAAAGATTTTGTATGAAGCCATTGAGAACCGGCTTAAACAATTAATATTAGACAACGAAGGTTACATCGCCTTTGTTTCCGAAGAGAAGTTGCAGATACTTAAAGAGGCTGGAACGGCTAAGCCGGTTATACTTCATTATGACCTATGGAACCGGCAGGTAGAATTTGCCGAACAGGAAATACCATTTTCCACTCCGGCAGTATTTATAGAGTTCAATCCGATCGACTGGAAAAGCGAAGGACAGGGTGTGCAGGATGGAATTGTTATGTTTGGTCTCCATATCATAACTTCATTTCAATATGGGCCATTAAAAGCCCTTGATCTATCGGATAAGCTAAATACCTGCCTTACCGGATTCAACGGGGAATGCTTTGGAAGTATGGAGCGTGTTCGATCAACAACCTGCCATGATCATGAGGAACTGTTGGATAGTGTCGAGATATTCCGGTGTCATGTGAAAGATTACTCCGGCAACAAAACGTTATACCGCACTTCGGTACCGCCACGGTTACATCCGGTTGTCAAAAAGGTTTAGTTGTTTGAATTGAGATTCTAACTTTGGATTGGCGGCCGCGTTAATGTAGTTGTAGAAGGTTTTTTCCGATATTCCATGTACCGGCCATATATGACGCCGCCATATCTCCCGGTTACTTAATCCGGATTTGGCATAACGATCGTAAATTTCGTTTACCTCTTTTACTCTTTTTGCGTATGAACAACCTGTATAATTCATAGTGAATATGTGACCTTTATACAAAGGTAAGAGCCTATTCAATAGGTTGTATATATTATACATTTAAAAAGGCACAGCGACTTTGTTAATTTTAGGGACAGTTATTTCCATTTTTAGTTTATTTTTGCAGAAAAAATGAAGATGAGAAAACTTTTATTAATCAGCATTTGTATACTACTGGCATACATAAGTTATGCTCAAGACAGGAGTATTTTTACTTGTAAGTCAAAAGATGATTGTCTGAAAACAGCTGCAACTTTGATTGCAGAGTCTCCCCGGGCATTTAAATTTAATAGTGAACGGCAAAGCAGAGAGTACATTATAGAGTATGTAGAAGATAATACTGAAGCTGAAAAACCAAAAACTGTTGCATTTAATTTTGAAAAACGAACCATAGGTGGAAATGCCGCATTGGAAATAGAAGGAGAAAATATCTATGAATTAGTTATTATTAAGGGGGCATTTTTAGATATATTCCCAATGTGGAAAAATCATGTTGACCCGGGTGCAGACATGAAAGAAGTGTCAGAAAAACCAGCAGTCTTTTTTCATGATCTCGAATCTAACCTTCCTGATTATGTAGAATTTGTAAGATTAAGACCCAGTTCAGGAAAAGAAGCTTGGACTTTCAGTCGAAGTGTTACTCTCAAAAAGTAGTTTCCATTCCAAGTAATTATAAAAAACAAGGGAGGCGAATGCCTCCCTTCTACGTTTTACCTAAAAAATATATTACTGGCCAGTATCGCCGCATTCTCTTCTCTTGACATCCCTATATATCGCATAAATGCAGCCTCCGTTTTATGTCCGGTTATCTGCATGATCCGAATTGTCGGAATTCCGTTTATAAACATGTTTGTTGCAGCACTCCGGCGACCGGTATGGGAACTGATCCGCTCACACTTCTCGACATATTTACATACAGGTTTACCACCAATTGTCCTTTCATAAGATATTATCTGATTGATACCTGCCAGTTGGCAAATCTCTTTTATAACAGTATTGAAATGCTGAAGGGAGACATTGGAAGGACATTTATAATTATATTTCTTTAAAATCTCCCGTACATACTTAGCTTGAGGAATAACAACCGGGGTGCCTGTCTTTTTCGTTTTAATATAAATTTTTCCGTCGATAAAGTTCTCCTCTTTTAGCCGTGACGCATCTGAATATCGTAGTCCGGTCATACATTCCAATATAAAAAGATCACGGATTCTTTTCTGTGGCTCGGTAAGTCCCGGACAACTATACACAAGTGCTATCTCATGGAACTCTAAATAGACAACCTCCTTTTCATCATCTTTAACCTTAACATCGGAAAATGTAAAATCGACATCGTACCCACGCATGGCAGCACTTCGTATCAAAGTCTTTAAACGTACTAAATGCCCGCATACTGTTGATGCCATTAAATCGAGGGAATAAAGGTAATAGACAAATTCTTCCGTCAAATCCAGACCCAGGTCACGTACTACCGGACTAATCCGGTTTACTTCACAGAATTTTTTGAAATGTTTAATGGTTCCTTCATAGGCTACCCGTGTTTTCGGCTCCTTGTGGCATTTCAATAGGTATCCATCCACATAATCACAAAATAATACCTTTTCTTTTTCTTCCTGTAGAATATGACGCGATACAGTCATATTTGTTTGTAAAGGTAAACTCAATGCTTTTGCTTGCATAATTCCATAATTTTACTGAATTATTTACACTACATTTGCAGTGTTACGACACTTATACTGTGTAGGGCACAGTGTGAGAGAGTACAAAAAAGCCGCCGGATCATCACTCCGACGGCTTTTCATTTATTACTTCAGGCGGTAACCTTCATTTTCTCATTATCAACATCAGTCTTAGACATATTTAGTTGACGAAATTCCGGGTTATACTTTATTTCATCGTAATATTTTTTTAGGTAATAACAAATACTACAATGACTCCTGTTTAAAAGCTTACCAATTTCAACTACCCTCATATCAGTACACCAAGAGTAATATGCGAAGATCATCCGGGCATAGAAATAAATTTTCCGGCGTGAAGGGGTACAATATTCCTCATATTGGAGGCCGGTTATCGAGCGTACCCTGTCTTTAATTTGTTCAATACTCATTTTCTTTTCCATATCTTTGTTTAGTCTTATATTTAGCCTATTCCGGCTATGTTAATTTACGGGGCCGTCAGATTTATACCTGACGGCCTTTTCTTTCCATCGTTATTTCATTTAAATCCTTTATAAATATTCTTTAAAATTGGTAAGTCCAAGTTTTTGTAATTTCCGTATATATTTTTCCCGTTCTGTTTCTTTCTCTTGTAATAATACCGAGAAAAGGCGTAAAACAGTTGCGGGTTTAGGAGTTGCACTTAATATAAAATTATACTTCTCATCCTCCTTTTCATCTGATATGTCATCATCCAAAATATAAGGTCTTAAACTTCTCATACTCCTCGTATAGGATTGCATCCAAGCACTTAAATCATTTTTAGTATTTCGATCTCCCTTTTTCAATGATCCATCTTCATCAAATATTTCTTCTTTCTTTCGAGGCAAAGTAGGATCATTTATTTTAAGTTCAAAAAAGCATTTTGGTTTACCACTTGCCACTTGCATAGCCCCCTTCTTTATCTCCTCTATTTCTAAGTTGATCCCTTTTAGAACCAAAAGGATTTTATGTGCTTTTTCAAAGTCTTGTATATTCATATCTTTATGAATTTGAAGATTCTAAGACCTCCCTATACTCTGACTCCACAACCTCAAGGCTGATCGGTTTGAAGCTTTTGGGGAACTTGCCGCCAGACAACAAGAATTGATAGCACCTCCTTTTTAAGCTCCTTTTAAGTTCTTCGATTTCACTTTTAGGCAATATCTTTCTCAAAACTTTGTACGTAGATGTTAGATCTCGATTGTGCCAGCACTTAACATCATTTAAAACGGTTCTCTTCATAGTGTCAGATATTCCGTGTTCTTTAATTAGATCGACGGCATTCTGTACGGGATTCTTCCCATCCATACACTCATTAACTGAAAGCAATTTCTTCTTTATTGCATCAACCTCTATATATGTACTTGGCTTAACCCGGAAACCTTTCTTTATTTGTGCTGGTGTTATCTCTAATGCACGTAGGATAATAGACTCGGCCTCTTTTCTAGAACACCCAGTCAAAAACTGTATATCTGTTGAATTTACTTGCATAATCATTATTTTTTTTATCTTCAAATATTACCGGATTTGAAGATTATTTCCATTCTCCTGTTACTGAATTGAAATCTTTCAACTCTTTTTTAAGATCTGAAAGAGCGTATCTATCAATACCTCGTAAACGACCAATTAAAAATTTAGCCATACGGGTTTTATAGTTCTCAGCTCTTCGAATTAAGTTCTCCGCCTGTTTGACGGCTTCATCCATCTGTTGATAAGTTATATTTTCCATATTCAACTTTTGTTATACTCTCTAATATCAAATAATTCATAACCATCTTTAAAAAGAAGATGCGAAGCCCAAACCCAAAACTTCTCCGGGGAATAAACAGAACCATCTTCCGTAACGAGATTCACACCTTCTATTGTCATCCATTTGCCGGGTGGAAAAAAATCGTGTGTTATCTTCTTTCTTTCTTTCATAGCTTGTATTGCTTCCTCTTTTGTCAT